GAACTACTCATCATCAGTAACTCCACACTTGGACATAATGTATGCCCTAGCGATAGACTTATTGTCCTCGCCAAACTTATCACCCACTTGGGTCATAATAGTTTGCATAGACCAACCCCTAATCTTAGGGTCAGCTTTGCCTTGAGCCATTAATCGCTCAATATAGTTGTATACATAATCCATATATACTCCTTTCGTGTTGTTAATATTATATAAATAAATACTACTTCATTATATTCAGTAGTATTTTTTATATGGGTTGTTGCTCTCGTCTGAGGTCTTGGACATCTTCTTCCAATAACTCATAGAGTTTGTTTAAGAGATGTTCGCTTAGTTCTGCTTGTTCTTCAAGAGTTAATTTAAGACAAAACATATCCCAAATCTTTACGTGTATAGACTCAAATTGGTGGTCTAAAAAATTATTATCTTCTGCGACTTCTTCAAAGTTAAACTTTGTAATTCTCTCATATTTTTTTAGTCTGTCATTCCAATACGAAGCATTGGACATAACCTTTTGATATTCTTCTTCAATTCTGAAATCTATTTCAGACCAAAGTTCTTCTTGCATTTGTAAATGTTGATTTGACATTAGTCAAACTCCTTTCTTTGTTGTTAATATTTCTTCAACTTCAGACTTTTTAAAACACAAAGTGTTGTCGTCAGTTGGTGCGTCTTCATCTTCAATGACCACTTCAGTTCCATAATCTTTGACTATTTTACCATAAATTTCTTGGTCAATAACTTTTATTCTATCACCTACTTGCATAGTATTTTCCTTTCTTTTTGTTATGCCACATAATATATCTGGCTTGTTTGTCTACCTACAAAATGTCTTTTTGAAAGTAGAACTTGTTTAGCTTTAGCTAATGGTTTCTTAGAATGAGCATCAACAAAGCTACTGTACTTATAAGGATTATAAGTAGCTAACTTAATAGGGAAAGATAAAACTCTTGATGCAAAAGTAATTTCATCATTCAAATGACCTAGCCAAGTTCCTACAACATATGCGTGGACATTCTTTTTCTGCTCACGCAACACTCGTTGTCTGCCTTTCTCTGACACTTTGAACTGTGCATCAAACAATGGCACACAGTTCTCGTGCTTGATTACTTTACCATAGTTCTCTTTCTCAAGAGAAACAATAGAGTAACATTTTTTGTGTAAGTTATAGTAAACTTTAACTTTCATAGTATTTTTCCTTTCTAATGTGGGTTAATTCTGAAGTCTTTTAGCCAATCAGATAGCCATTGAACTTGTTCAAACTCACCCACCTTTGATTGTAATTTATTGTTAGAACTTTGCCATAAATCTTTATAAGATTTTTCTAAATCCCAACCAATATTTTCAAGTTCTTCAGCCATAGCTTGAAACTCAGGGTTAAGTTCTTCAAGTCTAGCTTGAATTTTTTCAACCCTTTCATCTATGTCATCAGGTAATGCTGACACATATGTTACTGTTTTAATTTTTCTAGCCATATCAAACTCCTTTCAGCTAGGTTAATATATAAAAATACTATTCATAAGTATTCATAGTATTTATATATAGCAACTCAAAATGTGGTGCAGTTTAATGCTTTCACATAAGGTCTGCACCTTACCTATACACATAGCATACCACCTTTCGTGATGCAAGGTTTAATTTATTTAAATACTGACATTCTTACTTTAGTAAGGTTGCCAATATTGAAAAGGTTTTTGAATGATTCAATCAATCTAGTGATTGAAAATTTATCATTCGCAGACAACTCGTGGATTGTGTGCTTACCTTGTGTCTGCACAAGAACTTCTTGAGTGTTTGCACACTCATCTTGCACAATGATTTCAGTACCTTCAATGTCTGCAATCAGTCTATGACAACTTGACGCAGTCACATCAAAAGGTTTAGTCGTTATCTTAATATTACCATAGGTAAAAGTAATGTTTCCATTTTCGTTAGTTTCTACCTTTGGTAGTTCTGAGTAGATTTTTTTCTTTGCTACTCGCAAAACTAGATTGTTAGCAACCATAGTCTTACTCCTTTGTGTTAATTAATAAATAAATATTACTTCATTATATTCAGTAATATTTTTTATTAGTGTTGGTAAATCGCAACACTCTTTGCGTTAATATTTGAACCACTACAGAGAACGCAGTTCTCACAAGTAGTTCGCTTTCCTGCTTCTTTAGAAGCTGGACAAAGTACCTCATTCTTAGAATCAAGTACCTCGTTCTTTTGTAGAACTCTAAAAGTTCTAAATCCTCTTGACCAAAACTGTTTGGATTCTTCGTAAGAATCTGCAGACATCATACATTGGTCAGCTCGTACATCTGCACTAGCTATGCTAGATTGATGAGTGTAGCCAGTATGTTTCTTAGCTTTGCTAAGTAAACTGTCCCATATGTAGCTAGGTACTGCACTTGGGTCACCATAAGTACCAAGTCTTACGACTTGATTTTCGCCTAGACTTTGTATGTCTTTATGGTGTTTAACTACTTTGTAGTTACCTTTCTTAAATGCTCTGTAAGTTGCCAATACACCTTGGTATAACTTGACATAGCAAGTTCTACCTTTAGCTTGTTTTCTGTCTGGGTCATTCGTAGGTGTACCCCTATGTTTACAGTTGCCACAGATTGAATAATCTGCACCAGTCTTACTGGCTAACAATGGGTCTATATCACTACGAATGATATAGGTCTGAGCCATATTGCCAGTCTTTTTGTTTTTACTTCCA